TTAGAGTCCGAGCGCAGCGCCCAGGCCGTCGACAGCGGCCCGCGCGGTGTCGTCGCTGGTGTGCCCGTACAGGTCACCCGTAATCGCAATGGACGAGTGCCCCAGCAGGTCGGCTGCCGCCTTGATATGCACCCCCGACTCCAGCCACGCCACCGCCGCCGAGTGCCGCATCGTGTGCGCCCCCACGTCCTCGATGCCGGCCTTCTTCGCCGCCAACTCCACAGTCCGCAGCATGTTCCGCGGATCGACCATCGTGCCCAACTCAGTGCAGAACACCGCCTTGGTGTCGGTCCACTGGTCACCGGCCACGAGACGTTCCTTGAGTTGCTGCCGACGCCACCCCTTGAGAGCAGTCACCACCCCCGAATGCAACGGCACCCGGCGCCGAGACCGCGCAGTCTTAGGCTCGGTCAGCACCAACTCGCCATCCACCCGAGACAACGTGTGCCGAACCGTCAGTTCACCCTTGTCGAGGTCCACATCCGACCACAGCAGACCAGTGACCTCGCCGCGGCGCAGGCCGGTCGACGCCATCAGCACCAACGCCACGTAATAGCGCAGACCCTTCGCCGCATCGAGCAGCTTGGCAACATCCTCGGCCGGAAGGTAGCGCGCCTCCTGGCGGGCCACACCGGGCCGCTTCACCTTCGCCGCCGGATTCGACGCCAGCAGACCGTCCCGCACCGCCACATCGAGGGACTGCCGCAACACCGTGTACACCTGCCGCACCGTGGAGTCAGCCAGCTTCTTACCCCGCAACTCAACTATTAGCGCCTCCACATCGGACGGCTTGAGCCGGTCCAAACGTTTCGCCCCAACAGGCCCGGACTCCAGGTGCGTCCGCGACAACGATGCGTACAGACTCTTGGTGGTCGCCTTCCGGTCAGACGCCTCCAGCGACGATTCCCGCCACCGCTGAAGCCACGTCGCCACCAACTCCGGCGCATCCTTGGCAGGCTTACCGCCCTCGATGCGTTCCCGAACCTTCTTCAGCTCCCGCCGCGCCTCCGCTGCCGTCTTGCCGTAGACGTAGGTCCGCCGACGCTTGTCGGTCACGGCATCGACATACGAAACGGATGCCTCCCACCGGCCGTCCGCCCGCTGCCGGACATTGCCCTCACCATTCGCACGCTTGCTCATGCCTTCGCCCTCCCTTGCTTCGTCGGCGGCAGAAACCCCCGGTCCCGCGCTTGCTTCACGTAGTCAGTGGCCTGCCGATGCTTCACGCCGAACGTGCGGGCCACCGCCGCAGTCGGCGCGTGGTCGATGTTGTCCCGATACACCTGCGCTACCTGCATCAGAAACTCGCCAGTGATCCGGCGCTTCCCGCTTCTACGATCGGCCAGGAATTCCCGCACCTCGCGGGTCAGCCAGTTATTCGTAGCGGGGTCTCCGATCATCACCAGCCGCTCCTTGTGGTCCACCCGGATCACCAGAGCGCTGTAGAGCTCATCGATCACCGAGTTCAGCTCGACCTCGCGGAGGTCTTTCGGCATGACTTCCCGCGCTTCCGGCCCTGACCGGAACCCGAACTCGACGATTCGGGGCACGTTGTTCCTGAGTTCGACTCGACAGAACGTGTCGGGCTCATCGAACCCGAACAGCTCGACTTCCAACCATTCCAGCATGTGGTGGTCCGGCACAGCCTCAACGTATGGCCCAACCGTCAGCCTGAATCCTTCGTCCTCGACGACGCGCACTTCGTCATCTGCCATCTGGGGTTTCACCTCCGAGCAATGCTGCTAAGTGGACTGCTTAGCGCTCAACATAGCACTCTGATGGTGCACCACGAAACACCGGCGAACACCGGGACTGATGTTTGAGAACTAAACAGAGCGAATTTCATTGCACACCAACGCACCTCGGAAAGGAGGTGACATGCAAACACGCGAACTTGTGCGCCACCTCGTACCCATCGAGGACGCCCAGAACGAACTGGGCGGCATCGGCAGAACCACTTTGTACCGACTCATCGAGGAGGGACACCTCGTCCGGGCCCGAATCGGCAGGAGGGCCTTCGTCACCGGCGACTCCATCGCCGCCTACATCGACAGCATCACCAAGGAGGACTGATGCACGAAAAAAGAAACCGCCCCGCGGGCAACGGGGCGGAATCCACAACAACCGGATGCACCCACTATATCGAAGGACTCAGACGGCGCCGCGCAGCGACGTACCGCCTCCCGGTCCTCGACTGCGGACAGCACTCCGACCCGTGGCCTTGCCGCCACGAAACCGAACCTGTCAGGGGCTATAGCGAAGCCGCCGAGCACCTGTTGGCCAACGGACTGCTCCCAGCGCCGAACTTGCCGGCCATGAGGGACATGTGGAAACAGGGCGGCGCCGAGCAGCGCACCGCGGTCCGCATCGCCGAAGCGTGGGAGGTGCGCGCATGACGGCACCTCTCGACCCCTACGCCGACGTCCCACCACCCACCGAGGAACCGGGAACGTTCCCACATAGGGGTACGGAACGTTCCCAACGCGCTGACCTGCACGTTCTCGAAGGCGTTCCCGAAGCGTTCCCGGTACGCAATCCCGAGTGCGGCTATGCCGACATCAACGCACTGTTCGACGGCGGCATACCCGAACCACCGACGCCCCAGGTGTGCCCGCGCGCTGACGGTATCGGCCTGTTCTACAGCGGTCAGTACAACGTCGTGTTCGGTGATCCCGAAAGCGGCAAGACGCTGCTGTGCGACTACGCCACCGTCCAAGTGCTCAAGGCCGGCGGTCGCGTCCTGCGCCTCGACATGGACCACAACGGCGTGGACTCAACCGTCAGCCGACTCCTCGGATTCGGCGCAAGCGAGGAAGCACTACGCGACCCTGACAGGTTCCTGTACGTCGAACCCGTCGACCGCGCCCAGGCCATCGCCGTCATCGAAGACATGGACGACTGGCAGCCGACCCTGGTGATCATCGACAGCATCGGCGAACTGCTGCCACTGTTCGGCGCAGGCAGCAACTCGGCCGACGAGTTCACCGACGTACACACCCGGATCATCAAGCCGCTGACGAGAACCGGCGCTTGTGTGGTGGGGATCGACCACCTGGCCAAGGGCGCCGACTCCCGGGCATTCGGACCGACTGGCACCGCCGCCAAAAAACGGGCAATCGGCGGCACCAGCATCCGCGTCAAGGTGGACAGCGCATTCACCCCTGATAAAGGTGGTTCGGCCTACCTGTCGATCCACAAGGACCGACACGGAGGGCTGCGGCGGCACTCACCCTCCGGTGACCGCGAACCACTGTGCGGCAAGTTCGTCATCCTCGGCAATCAGGTCAGTATCGCCGCCCCACTGGGCGACGAACGCAACCCCGACGAGGCTCCTGACCCCGACGACATCGCGGCAATCGCCGAACTCGATCCGCCGCCAGCGTCCGTCAAGGATGCCCGTGAACGCCTCGGATGGCGAAATGACCGAACCGGCAAGGCATTCAGGGCATGGAAAGCAGGGGCGACGAAATGAACAGGAAACAGCGACGCCGAATCCCCAAAGCACTCCGGCCGGCACTCCAGTTCGCACGTTGCCCGGACTGCAACAGCGAACTCGACCTGGTCTCACCGTTCCCCGGCTACTTCCAACTGAACATCAGCCACGACGCAACCTGCCCGTGGTTCACCGCCTACAGAAAGGCACGCTCAGAATGAACACCCTTGAACCCGTAGACGGCAGCGTCTACGCCTACCAGGTCAGCCCGCACGAGGGCCTGGCCTACGTCACCGTCGCCGGCCCCGACGAGGACCAGCCGATGATCCTCGGCTTCGACCTGGCCGACCTCGACCAACTCAACGCCGCACGCAAGGAACTACGCGCAGGCATCAAGAAGCTGAAGGCCGAACCCGACCCCGGCGAAGTCCTGCGCATCCTCGCAGCATCCCGCTCCGAGAGCTTCATCTACGACCGCGTCGAGTACCACTACGACCCCCTAGCCGGGGAATGGGTCGCATGGGGCCGCGTCGACAAAGAGGAGAACTGACCATGCCCGAGTACATCCAGCTCGACCTGCCCTCCGACACCATCACGCTCACCGCGAACTCGGTGGTGTTCCTCCTGACCGCCGCAGGCGACGGGAAACACGTCACCCCGGTCATGGTCATCGACAGCCGAGAGCTCGGGCACTACGCGGTGATGCTCGACAAGAAGACGATGCAGAGCATCACCGAGCAAGTCCGGTACTTCGAAGACATGCCCGTCGAACAGGTGAAGGCCATTGCGACAGGTCTTCATGGCCTTGAGGATCAACCTGACCCAGGTGGGCCGGCGTGATCGCCAGACCCTGCGTGCGGTGCGGGGAGCTGGTGGCCGCGGGCAGCTACTGCCCAGGCTGCCAGCCCCGCACCACCAACACCCACGTCGCCACCCTCAACGGCGGCAAGTGGAAACGACTCTCACAGCAAACACGCAAAGCATCGCCATTCTGCGAACGATGCGGCAGCACAACCAGGCTCGAAACAGACCACATCCTGCCGCAAAGCATCCTTCCCGAACTGGCCTACCGACCCGAGAACCTGCGAGTGCTCTGCCGCACCTGCAACAACGCCCGCGGCAACACCTACACCGACGCCGAAGCCGCCGAAGTCCTCGCCCGACTCCGAGCCACCTACAAACGGCGACCCACCAAAACCACCCGCCAGCACATCGAAGCCACCGAAAACGCCCTGACCAGGGGATATACCCCCACCGAGGCGCCAGACCGGAGGCCGGGCAGGCGCGGAGGCCGTTACACTTAGGAGGTATCTGTAATGCGTGCTGGGCCGAAGGCTGCGGTTGATGATTCGCCGTTGCCGTTCAATCCGCCGACGCTGGTGGAGTCGGAACGTTTCGCGGTGTTCTGCGAGCAGTTTGTCCGGGTTCCGAAGGGTACGAACGCTCGGGGTGTGTTCCGGCCGCGTGATTGGCAGATGGACATTGCCCGTGACGTGCTCGACAGCGGTGCTCGCACGGTCGGGTTGATGCTGCCGCGCGGTTCGGGGAAAACGACGTTCAACGCTGCTCTTGCTGTCTATGTGTTTTTCACCTGGGGTGATGCGGCGAATGTGGACGTGTTCGCGGTGGATGAGCGGCAGGCCGGGCTGGCTTTCTCGGCTGCGAGGCGCATGGTCGAGCTGTCCCCGGAGTTGTCGGCGCGCTGTCAGGTTTTCAAGGACAAGCTGCGGATTCCGGCGACGGATTCGGAGTTCACGGTGATGCCGGCGTCCCCGGCTGCCGCGGAGGGCCGCGACTTTGTGATGACCATCTGTGATGAGGCGGGGGTTATCTCCCGTGACCTGTTCGAGGTTGTGCAGTTGGCGCAGGGCAAGCGGGAACGCTCGGTGCTCGTCGCCATCGGGACGCCTGGCCCCAATCTGGAGGACCAGGTGCTGCTGTCGCTGCGTGATTATGCCCGCGACCATCCCGAGGACACCTCGATGCGGTGGAGGGAGTACAGCGCCGCCGGTTTCGAGCATCACCCGGTCGACTGCGAACACTGCTGGCAATTGAGCAATCCCGCGTTGGGTGACTTTTTGCACCGGGACGCGCTGCACGCCCTGTTGCCGCCGAAAACCCGTGAGGCGACGTTTAGGCGTGCCCGGTTGTGTCAGTTGCCGGTCGACACCGATGGCACGTTTCTGCCCGAAGGGGTGTGGGACAGCCTGGCCACGGGGGAACCGATTCCTGATGGCGCCGAGGTTGTCATTGCCCTCGATGGCAGTTTTTCTGATGACACGACGGCGCTGCTGTTGGCGACTGTGTCCCCGGAACCTCACTTCGATGTGCTTGGGGTGTGGGAGAAACCGGCCGGGGACACCGATTGGCGGGTGCCGGTCGCCGAGGTCGAGCAGACCATTCGGGACGCCTGCACCCGGTGGCAGGTTGCTGAGGTCATCGCTGACCCGTTCCGCTGGACCCGCACCCTGCAGGTGCTGGCCGATGAACGGTTGCCGGTCGCGGAGTTCCCGCATTCGCCGTCTCGTCTGACCGCGGCGACTGGTGACCTGTTCTCGGCTGCGGTCAACGGCAAGTGCTCCCACTCGGGGAACCGCACGTTGGCCGCGCATGTGGCTGCCGCGGTGATTCGGGAGGACGCCCGCGGCATCAGGTTGGACAAGCAGTCGCGGTCGCGGCACGCCCGAAAAATCGACTTGGCTGCATGCTTGGTGATGGCCCATTCGCGGGCAATGTGGCGGGCCACGCACCGCAAGCGGAAACGAACCCGGAGTTTCGTCAACTGATGACCAAAAGGAGGACCACACGCACTTGTGTCCGTCGCTGCGGCCGGCGGACCCGACACCAGGCCGGTGTCTGCAACCAGTGCCGCGCAACTGAATTAACCGATGCCGTCATGGCGTGCATCGACTTCAACGATTGGAGCAACTACCGATGAATGACCTTCTACATGACCTTCTGCAGCGCCTCGATGCGCCTGCCGCCCGCTACGCCATGTTGGACCGCTACTACAGCGGCCAGCAGGGAGCGGCCTACCTGTCCCCGGAGGCCAAGCTCGCGCTGGGCAGCCGGTTCGGGCGCCTCAACTCCAATGTCTGCCGCCTGGCCGTCAACGCGCTCGCTGAACGGCTGCGTATCACCGGATTCTCTGACCCCGCTCTATGGGCGGACTGGACCCGCTGCGACATGGACCAGCTCGCCGGGGTGGCCCACCGGGAAGCACTGCTGTTGGGTGACTCCTATGTGATGGTGTGGGCCGACCAGTACGGGCGTCCCCGGACCACCGTGGAATCAGCGAAACAGGTTGCCGTGGAGGTGGACCCGGGAACCCGTCAGATTGTGGCCGCGGTGAAACGCTGGCACACGAAAACCACCACCGAAGCGGTCCTGTATCAGCCGCACGAAATCGTTCGGCTGCGCGCCAATCAGCAGGGAGCGGTGACCGAGGGATTCAAGGTGGTCGAGACCATCGCCAACCCGCTGATGACGGTGCCGGTGGTGCGTATCCGCAACTCGGACCGCCTGCTCGATGACTACGGGCTCTCGGAGCTGGATGACCTCATGTGCCTGGTCGACGCCCTGGCGAAAACCCTGCTCGACTTGATGGTGACCTCGGAGTACACCGGCCGGCCGCGTCGCTGGGCAACCGGCGTGGAGTTGGTCGAGCAACCTGTCCTCGATGAGGACGGCGAAGAAACAGGGGAGACCATCGAGGTGTCCCCGATTCCGGAGGGCAACCGGGCCATGATCGCCGAATCCGATGCCGCCAAGTTCGGGCAGTTGGCTGCGGCCGACCTCGGAGGCTACGAGGCGTCGGTGCGGGTGCTGCTCGGTCAAATCATGGCCGTATCCACCCTTCCCGCGCACTACGTCGGGGTGTTCACCGACAACCCGGCATCAGCGGATGCGCTGCGGGCAGCCGAAGCGTCCCTCAGTGCCCGAGCAGAGCAGCGGCAGCACACGTTTGGCCGCGCCTGGGAGCAGGTCGCCAAGCTGATGATTGCCGTCCGTGATGGCCGTGACCCGGCGCTCATTGATGACGTGCGGGTCCATTGGGCCGATGCGGCGACCCGCAGCGTGGCGCAGGAAGCAGATGCCGTCGTGAAACTGTTCGGCGCTGGTCTGCTCCCGGCGTCGTATGCGCTGTCCAAGCTCGGCTATCCCGATGCCGAAATCGCGGTCATCGAGGCCGCACGTCAACCCATCACAGGAAAGGATGAAATCGCATGACCGACAGCGAAGAAAACACCCCCGAGGACACCGACACCGAAGTCGCGTCCGAGATGACCGAGACCCGCGAAGGGCCGGACGAGCTGGCAGGTGGTCCAAATGGGGCACCTGAGCCCATCGACGACGAACCGGAGGCGTTTCCGCGGGCCTACGTCGAGCGGCTCCGCAGCGAGAACGCCAAGTACCGTCAGCGCGCCCAGGACGCCGACACCTACGCCCAACGGCTGCACACCGAACTGGTCAGGGCCACCGGAAAACTGCTCGACCCCACCGATATGCCGTTCGACCCCGAGCACCTCGCAGACAGGGACAAGTTGTCCCTTGCCATCGAGCAACTCATCGAGCAGAAACCGCACCTCGCTGCGCGGAAGCCGGTCGGCAACATCGGGCAGGGTCCGTCGGTGTCACCCGCTACGGTCGACCTCGCCGCAATCCTGCGGCAGCAAGCCGGATAGCAAAGGGGAGACGATGACGGACGACCGCGACTTCGTGAGAGCACCAGGCGAGGACTACCCGCGTGAGTGGATGGGCTCAGCGGGGTTCGACGCAGACTGGGTAGTTCGTCGGGACGGTAAGAGCCCGGATGAACTGTCGGGTCTAGACCAAGGCGAATGGTCGGTCCTGGCAATTGACCTACTCCCGGCGACGAGACCCGGCACTGAGGACTCTGTGTACGTGTACGCACTGCGAGAGGATGACATCCCCGCTATAGAGGGCATGCACCCCAACGATGCACTGAAGGCGTATGTCGCAGAGCACGGCAGTGCTCCGGTGACCAAATTCCATGTGCCTGGCCTGACGGTCCAGGAAGTTTTCGCTCAGATGAAAACGGGGACCATCCAGCTCCGAGCGCATGGCATCCGCGGCATGAACCTGCATGTGGTGTCGACAGATGAGGCACCAGGACAAAGCGGGTAGGCAGTACCCCTAGGGGGTATTCTGATGGGGTCGGTCCTGGTGGCCGGCCCCATTGGCGTCCTGGCGGCGAGGGAATCCCCTTCAAATCCCATCGTTAGGACAAAAGAATGGCTACTGGTACCGGCGATATCGCCGAACTGTTGAATGACCAGGTTTCCTCGCTGCTGGTGCAGCCCCTCGAAGCGCAATCCGTGGTTCTCTCCAGCGGAGTCCGCATCTTCGACAGCGCCGGAGTTCTGCGCATCCCGAAGCTGACCGGCAGCTCCGCCGTCGGCTTTGTTGCTGAGAATGCCGAGATTCCCTCGACCCACGAAAACAACTGGGACGAAGTGGTCTTGATGCCGACCGAACGCAAGTCCATCAAGGTCATCGAACGGTTCTCTCGGGAATCGGTGCGACAGTCCGTCATCGGGTTGGACAGCGTGCTGCAGACTCGCCTGGTCAAGGTGGTGCAGGACCATCTGGACACCGCCCTGCTGACCGGCGCCGGCCTCGACGACAGCATCACCGGCATCATCAACCAGGACGACGTGACCTACGGCGAGTTCGACCCCGCCGACCCGGACTGCCTGCTCGACGCCATCGGGCAGCTCAACGCCCTGGAGGTCACCCCGAACCGGTGGTTCATCAACGGCTCGGACTTCGTGACCCTGCGGAAGGTCAAGGAGTCCAGCGACAGCAACAAGTACGTGCTGGAACCCGACCTGACCAAGGACGCCACCTACCGCCTGTTCGGCATCCCGGTGACCATCACCAACAAGCTGGACCCCGGCGTTGCCATCCTGGCCGACACGTCCAATATCGCCGTCGTGCGTGACACCGCCCCGAGCATCACCGTGCTCTCCGAGCGGTACGCCGAGTTCGACCAGCTCGGCCTGCGCGTGACGTGCCGCTACGACATCGGTCTGCTGCACCCCGAAGCTGTCGCAGTCCTCGGCGTCGACGGTTCGTAACCGTGGCCGTCACAGGCGCCAGCGTGGCGGCATTCCTCGATAAGTCGGGGGATGCCGCCACCGTGGCACACGCTGACAAGGTGATTCCGGTCGTCACGGTCATGGTCCGGGCCTACGTGCGCGGCGGCGACGGATGGACCGCCAACTCGGAGCTGGAGGCCGTCATCACGACCGCCACCGCCCGACTCATGGCCAACACCGGACAGATTCCCATCGACCAGGCCACGATGGACTTCAGTCAGTCCCTGCGCGGTCAGTTCAGCGGCTGGACCACCGCCGAACTGTTCGTACTCAACAGATACAGGCAACGCGCCGCATAG